ATAAAAACTTGCATAAATAAGCAATAAAGAAATGTATAAATCATCTAATCTATAGGCTAAAGTATTCATTGGATTTAAAAAAAAAGCAATCACAAACATTACACAAAATAAAATTATATTATCTTTTAATTTATTCATATATATATATATTATTACATTATTCTCCTTTCATTTTTAAATATTTTGAAGCTCCAGCACAATGTCGCCAAATCCACTTACTTTTCCTTTTCCATTCCGCCCCAACTGCTTCTTCGCTCATAAAATATAAATCTCGTCCATTTATGGTAGTTTGAAAAGCCTTTCCTCTTAATTTACAATTCCAAAACATACCAAATTTCATTGGCATTGATTCTCCTACTCTTAAACAAGCTACACAGACTCTTTCTGTATCTCCATGTGGTCCAATTCCACATCCATCTCCATAACCATTTCCTTCTACAATTAACTCTTTATCTTTCGTCAAAATTTCAACACTATCCAATAAAGTTTTAACTAATGGAGATTGGTTAAATCCTATAATTGTTCCTTGTTTATTTTCATAATTTGCTTCTCTACTTTTTTTCCCATAACAAACATTCTCTCTCGCTCTCTTATTTAATACCTTCTTTCTCCTAACATCATAATATTTTCTATCCCATTCATAACTTTGCAATTCTTTAATAAAATCTTTATGAATATCTTCATGCAAATAATTTCTTATAATCATTAAATAAGCATCTTTTGGTTTCTCACATTTTTCAGGAATCTCAACACCCTCTAAGCAATATTCATTAAGATTAATTAATTCTACTTTTTTTTTTAAATAATGTTCTGCTATTGACTTTACACGTAAAAGTGTATCTATATCCCAGCCTTCGCCCTTTTTTCTTAAATTACCCAAAAATTCCATACCTGTGTGATTTTCCCCACCATTACCTATAGTTAAAGACCAAGTTTTAGATTTCCATATACTTGCCATATTGAATATATTATTTTAATATAGTCAATATTATCATTCAATTTTATCAATATAATACCCTAATCCTTGTGTGTCATTTTTAAATACATATCCATCTTTTCGTCCTACAAATGCATTACTTGAAATAAATGATTCCTGTATATTACTTTGTTCTGTTTCCATAATTATTTCATCTTTCTTAAAATTTGTATAAATTAAATATACTATTAAAATTGTTAGTAAAATAAATACTATTTTATTATTTTTTATATAAGATATTATATTTTTTAACATATAAAGTATCATACTATGAAAATTGAATAGAATAAACTCATCTATTATAATTGTATAAAACATGGATACTATGTTGTCCGTTACAACTATGGAAGGACGTAAAGACTATGACCTTTATATTTCAAGTGAGTATCGAGATAATGCTTTTGTAAATTTGGGTCCAAGTTTTGATGTTGCTACTTGTTCTCCATTTGAACTATTATATAGAATTAATCAAAATTCTTATGAAAGTCTTATTAAGAAATTTAAAAATATCCAAGAATCTAACCAAATGCTATTTTTGGGATTCTCAAACTCCGCCGCTGTTTTCCTTTCAAATGGGTTAAAACTTTTAAATCATGTAAATAAAGAATTAAAAAATCATACAAATAATGCTAAGATTAGTAGAATTATATTGACAGATAAATTAGATAAAAAAAGTCCCACGAAAATTTGTCCAACACCTACCTCCGGAAGTTTTGTATTACCACCTAACTATAATCCACCATCTTCTGCTACTAAATATACTGACCACATTGCTGTTTATTATACAAAAGAACCCGAGAAATTTTACTATCCTATTATTGAATAAATAAATATAAAAACAAAGAACAAAGAGTAAAGTTCATTTTTTTTAGTGCCTTTTTAGAAAATTGAACTAAAAATATCTTGTAAAATTATAACATACAAAACAACAACAACCTTTACTATGCCTTACTACCTTACCAAAGTAACCAACCATCTCAAGAATATTAGTAAGGTTTCACGACCTACTTTTATGATTGAACAGCTTTCCGGATTTGTGCTTGATAAGCACTCACTTCTTGTTGCCGAATGGCTTCAAAATATTTCACACGCTATGGAGAACCCTCAAAAAATTACTCATTTGATTTTGATTCAACCTGAAAAAATAGATGAACTTACCGCTTCAGATGCAAGTTTGATACTTCATCTATGCCCGGCTCAAGCTGTTACTGCTTTTATTAACAGACTTGCTGATCCTGCCTTTAACTGGGTTGAGACACACGACAATTGGTTAGAAACCTTTGAAGATGACCAAGAGCAATGTCATCTTGTAAGGGACGAAGAAGAAGATGACGAAGAAGAAGGCGAAGAAGAAGGCGAAGAAGAAGGCGAAGAAGAAGGCGAAGAAGAAGAAGAAGAAGAAGATGAGGACGATAATGAAGCAGCGGCACAACGTCTTAGAGATTATTTAGATAGGGAAGATTTTGAAAATTTAATTGACCACCAAGGACTTGATGATACTAATAAAGTAACAGAACTTTTCGAGGATTTGGTAACAATGTTTACAGAGGATTTAGGATTGTACTGGAGTGATATTATTAATGTCTTAGGCAACCTTATGACTCACGACTGTTTAGAGTTACTGAAAAATCAAGATGAGTCACTTGTTCTTTCAAGTGATGATGATTTGAGTGAACCCGACTCAAGCGATGATGAATATGATTCTATGCCTGAACTTGAAAATGTTGATACAGAGGAAGATATTATTTATGAGAGAGTCGTTTTACCCTGGTGGAACGAGGACAGGGCAGGGCTTCTCCGCGTTTAAATTTAAATACAATAAAAAAATTTTATATTTTTTTTAATTATTTTAAACAATTTACTGTATCGGGACGACGACAACCCATTTGACATAAATAGTAAAATAATTTTTTATTGTCATATTTACTAATATACCATCCATTTTCATATAATTTCCAATCAGTTAGCATTGATTCTACGGCGAAATAATATGATGGATCTTTAATATTCTGTTTTATCCATATATCTTTCATTAATTTTAAACCCAAATCAGTTACTGTTATATCACCTCTATCCCATTTATGATAGATATTTCTTCCATAAAATTTAACATCGCCACCACATCCATTTTTTGCTGCTCTAATCATCGTTTTATTCTTTATAAAAAATTTTATATTAATAAATTATATTCAATTTTCTATAAGATTATCCCACAATTTCTTTGCTTTATTCAAATCATTTTCATTATCAATATAAATTCTATAAATATATTCTTGGCAATTCTTTGGAGCTATAAAACTGGAATAATTTTTCATTTTATATGCTGTTTGTTTATTTTTACTAAAATATACTACATTTTTTAAAGGATTATCTCCATTACCGCTGATAAATCCTATTTTACATTTCATAATACCTCTATTTGAAATACCATCAATAGTAAGTATATTAATAATTTCATTTAATCTTGCTTCAATATCTTCTTGTTTTTCTTTATTATTATTACAAACAGTTACAATTTTTTCACCTATCATTTTTGGAAGTTCTCTTTTATCTAATTTGTCCTTTAATTCTGTTATTGTTTGAGTAAAAGGAAATGAAATTATATCATCATATAAATATTTAAATTCCAAATTACTATTATGTATAATATTATTTAATAAATCTGTTATAATGAATTCGCAGGATTTTACTGTATGGTGACAATATACTTTTTTATGTAATCTATATCTGGTTTCAAATAATGATATAATTTCGTCTTGTAATTTATCTGGCCAAGCTAATACAGTGTCACCTTCAAAATCTTTTATATCACACATTGTAATCAATCTTTCATATTTTTCACTTAATCCAAAGCCTAAGTGATAACTATCTCTTTGAATATAATCTATTTTATCTACATCTATTGAACAATATTTATTTGCCACAATTTGAAAAAGCCAATTATTTTTTGCATTTTCATTGGGATTTATTAATGAAGTAATAAATGTTACTTCATCTTCAGTAAATGGCATTGTATTTTCTTTTACCATGTTTTTAAATATTTCTATTCCTCTTTCTTCGTGTTCCATATCATTTTCACCAATAATATAATCATCATATAAATGACTAAAAGGACCGTGACCAATATCATGAATTAATCCTGCAATTTGCACTAATTCTATTAATTCATCTGTTATATTTTTATCTGGATTTTTTTCTTTTAATGAGAGCAATAATTTTTTAGCCAAATGACTAACTCCTAAGGAATGTTCAAATCTTGTGTGATTAGCACTTGGATAAACTAAATAAGTAGCTCCTAATTGGCGTAAATTATGTAACCGTTTAAATTCAGGAGTATCTATTATAAATCCCATTCTTTGGGTTATATTAATAAATCCATATAAGGGACAGTTGATAATTCGAGATGACATTGTTTATCAAAAAAAAAATAATATTTTTTAAATTCAATTTTCATATAATTTACAGATTTGAGTTAATATTTTGTTTTAGCTTTAGAGTTTCAGCAGCCTCTTCCTCAAATCCAAGTCTCTTTTGCTCACGCTCATCGAGATAATTATGATATTTAGCCCTGCGTTTTCCAGTTCGAGTAGTCCAATAAGACGTCCATTCATTACACCGTAGAACAGAATAGTTCATTCCAGGTTTTACACTAAAAGAACACCCGAGACCCTTTCTATCAACATCCATAGAAACGATAGGAAGAATGAATGTGGTATCACCCATATCTACATTCAGGGCAGGAAATTTACTGTCAGGATAAGTAGGATGAACAAAGAAGTCCTTTTCACCATCCTCTCCTTCACAAAGACGCCACCCATTATCCATCATTTTAGATTGAATCCTTTTAAGATTATCATAATGTGCTGGACGGGTTACCTTTTTCTTTGGAATCGAAGCAGAATTGCATTCATAATTTGAAAATGTTTTTGGATTAGTATAATTTTTGCTTGCAAGCCATTCAGGAGTACCAACAATAAGACGAGAGGATGTGAAAGAACTCATAGTATCAAGATAATATACCATTAATATTAATCACAATTTTTGTTTCAATTTTCAAAAAAAATTTTATATATTATTTTCTTTGTTTAATCTTCTTGTTCATCATCTACAATAAATGATAAATCTCTATGACAATCTGGATGATGAATTTTCATATTTTCTTCGTCCAATTTTATAAGTATATTTTTTTTAAAGCTTTTTAATAATCTTTCTTCTGTATGTAAAGATTTATAAAATCCATTCATAAATGCAGGATTATTTTTCATAGTTTCGAATATCCTATTGGTAAATTCTTTCTTAGTATGGTTATTTTTAATATTATATATAGCCGCAAGTTGTCCTTGATTATATCCTTGTGTTATATCTATCTGTTCTCTAAGTCGAATTTGTCTTCTCAGCAAAGAATTAGTTGTCATTTTAAGTTTATATATTTTATCTTTTTCTCCTAATATATCACTACATAAACGATGTTGTTCTCTATATAAACGTTGATTCTCTATTAAATAATGTTGATAAGTTTGATATAATTCGCTCATTTCTTTGGAAATTTGTTCATCAGTTAAATTAGTATTAGAATCAATAGGAGCTCTACATTGAGGACAAGTAGCATTTACTTCAATCCATCTAAAGAAACATTTTTTACAATAATTATGATTACATCTTGTTGTTACACTATTACCAACATACAATCCTGTATAACAAATTGCACATGTAACTTCTTCGGTTTGACATTTTACTCCTGTTTCCTCATCCTTTTCTTCTTGTATGGTTTCTTCTTCTTTTCCTTCTGCTATTTTTTCCTCTTCACCAGCAGAATCAATATCACTAAATACTTCATCTTCCCCAACCATAGTTGATGAATCAGAATCACTTAGAGGCAAAGGTGTTGAACTATTCCAGTTAGACATGTTGTTTTACATTATTATATAAATATATTGACTATTCAATTTTATAAAAAAATTTTATAGCTTCATTACTTTATTACTTTATCTCATTCTATTAGGACGAAAATGTCTTCTGTAGACATTACTTGCTTGTCTTAAGAGGATTCTATCAAGGATAAATCTTTCTTCTTCTGGACTGAAATCATTAATTATATCTTCTTCTAATGGAATTGGTTCAACTCGTTGTTGATCTCTGAAGAAATAGTCTCTGAAAATGTTCTCCATAGCTTGGTCTTGGTCAGGAATAGAATCCCAAGATGAATGTGAAGGCGTTTCTTCTCCAAATAAACTTTCCAAATCAAAATTTGAACCTTCTCTCAATCTTTCCTCTCGAAATTTTTTTCGTTCTTTTCTTGTTTCATTCATATTATTCACTCTGTGAAAGTTACAGCGATAAAATGCGCTGGGGATATGGCACCTGAAATGTTTGTCTTCTCTCAGACATTTAATATCCTTCAATACTTCCATAGACATTCCTTTGTCACCGTGAGCCAAATTTTGGCTTGCATAATCGATTCTTTCCCGCTCTTTTCTATTTATTATTGCTCGTGCTTCAACTCTTTTTTTAAAATGTTGAAAGGTACTATAAGTTCCTCCAAGTGACCGGGAAATTTGATTTCTGGTTGCACGAAGTTCTCGAATACTTTTTGCAATAGCATCTCCCTGTTGTTTTTTTGTATTTAAAGTATTATTAAGATGAACAATACCACGTTTTAGTTCCCGTTTCTTTCTGTGCAATTCATCATTCTCTTGATAACCCTCTTCAACCTGACGAACAATTCTTGTTCTATGTTCCAAAAGCCCCCTCATATGTTGAATATCTTTTAATTCATCATCATCACATAGCAAGGATTTTCTGCAAAATGGACAACTATTTTTTTGTTTTGTCCATTTCCAAAAACAATCTTTACATGTGGAATGACCACATTCAGGATTAACAATATTTTTAATAGTCAATTCATCGGAACAAATTAGACAAAGTTCTGCCATTATTCTCTTTTACAAAGTTGTAGGGTGATTTTGATTTATTTTATATTTATTGTGACGATTTGCGTTCAATTTTCTAACATTATTTTTTTTTACTTTGAAAATATATAATGAAGGTAGATGTAGATAACAAAGAGCGTATTAAGGTATTTATATTATTTTTGTTACAAAGTTACAAGGTTATTATGGGTTCAATGCTTTTGATATTTGTACCACGTAAGTGTGAAGATGGAGTATGTACTGTTCAACAGAATTTAATTGCAACTGATGATTTTAATAGAGCTGCGTTAGGGTTTAATTATGCATCAATAGGGTTTTTCTTATTAACCTATTTAATAGAATTACGTCGTGAAAATTTCTGCGTTCATAATTTTGATATAGATCACGATGTTGGAGATAATAATTTAGCCATAATTTTAAAAGAGAAACCAAAATTATTAGAGTCCCTACATTATCATAACAGATTATATAGTAATATAACTAAGGCTACTTTCTTTGTTTATTTAATTAATTTTATTTTGTCAAATATAGTCCTTTACAATGATGAAACATTTTGGAAAATAGGATTGGCACCTTATTCGAGTTATATATTATTAATATTAATGAAACTATATAATTGTTATTATATTTCAGGACATTCAATAGAAAACGATAAAGCCTTAAGTGCATATATGACAGAATTTTCAAGTTTTAATGTAATTGATTATGATATGTTATGTGATGAGGAAAAAGCAAAAAGAAAGAAGCCGGAAGATATGGAAGCCGGACCAGCTCATATTGGATTACACAATACCGTAATTAGTAATGCCCTCTGAAATTAAAAAATATTTAAATATTAAATGAATAATTATATGAAAATGTATGAAGATGAAACGCAACAAAATGAATGTGTTATATGTTTTGATACGGTAGATGAAAATAATACACATATTAAATGTTGTAATTGCGGAAAATTATATCATAAATCATGTATGGACAAATGGAGATTTAAAAAAAGAGATATTTGTTATTGTCCCTCTTGTACTAAAAATGATTTATTACTCCATAAATATTGTTTTACTTACGATTTTTGTTGTATAAAAATTAAAAGAAAAACGCCAATAAATAAAATATATGAATATAATTAATATAAAATTGATTTAATATATTAATTATAAAATTATAGTATAATTATTTAGAATGTCTTTAAAACAAAGTTTAAGGAAGAAGTGTCCAAAATTACATTATCAAACTGGTTCAAAAGAAGTAGAAGATTGTTATTTTGATTTTACAGAAGAATTTTATGAAAAATTTCAACATTTTATGATGGAAAATCCTGGTAAAACAACAAAAGAATTATGTTATTTAATTAAATTTTATAAGTTTGATACAAAAACATTACCAGTGGCTTTTAAATTATTCAATACTTTTCCAAATACATATTATAATAAATGTGGTCCTTTTATATATAAAAATAATGCTTGGTTTCCTGTTTATGGAGAGAAATATTCAGATACTGTAATAATTTCACAGAAAAATAAAGATTTATGTAATCAAATTAAAAAATTAAAACTACAAATAGAACTATTAAATAAAACTCAATAAGTTCCTCTGTATCTTAATGAATCTTTCCAATATATCATAGTATTATCTATATTTACTGTTTTTTTTCCAGCAGGAGGTCGAGGCTTTTCTTTTATTTTTACTTGTAAAGGATTTATTTTTACATTTTCAAATAAAAAATTTGTTTCTTCTATGCTTTTAATATTATTATCTAATTCATTTGTTAAATTTTTTATTTGTTCGCACAATTTGTGAGCATGTTCTTTTAATTCTCTATTCATTATTATTAATATAATTTTATTTTTATTTTATTTACGAAACAAAATATCTATAATTTCTTTACTTGTTCCTTTTAATATAAACAATTTTACAAATTTTTTGTAATTATTATTTTTTTTAATATTTTTGGGTAATATATCATAAATTTCTTTTATTGTTAAAGATAATGATGTTTGTTCAAATATAAAATTAGCATAATATACTCCTAAACAGAAAGCTAATGCTATTTCAGGTATTAAGTTTAATTTTTTTATTGCATATTTTCCTATATTAATAATTGTTGTTATCTCTTTTAAAGTTAATCTTTTTATTTCATAAATTTCTTCTTTTATAACTCTTTCCACACTTAAACAATTTTTTATATCTTTTCTAATATTATTATCCCAATTATTTAACATTGTTATTAAAATATCTTCTTTTCCTTTAAATTCAAATATTTTTTTAAATATATCTACAAATTCTTTACTTTTATAAAATTTTTCTATATTTTTTGTTTGTTTTTTTGAATTTATTGTAGCTTTTACTACATCCTTATATTGAATATAAGCTATTTGAGCCATTATTTGTTATTAGTTATTATAAATATATATAAAAAAATATATATTTATTCAATTTTCAATTATTTATCTTAAAATCCATTCTTTTCATTGTATTCCGCAATTTCTTTTTCATATCTATCTTTATCTTTTTTTGCCAATACATCAAATTTTGATTTCTCTTTATCTTTAATCTTTTTCCAACCTTCACCTAAAATTTTCGCAATTTTACCTATTTCCACTTTACCACCATTCTCTCTGGCTTTCTCAATTAATTTTGGTCTATGTTTATCACAATAAAACATAAATCCACTCTTTCCTCTTTTAGGTTTATTAGGATCTTTTGGAGCTTTTACTTTTAATTTTTCCCCAAGATATTTTTCACTAAGTTCCTCTATCTTATCTGTTGCATCTAATTCCATACATACCAATTTTAAAATGCTTGCATGTGATTCATACCAAAGTTCATTTAAGGCTGCTGTGTTATTATTAAATAGAAATACCGACATAATTTATATTATATTATAATGGATTGTTTTTAATCAATTTTAATAATAAACTATTTAATTATGGTGATGATAATAATCTTGGTTTATTATTAGGTGATGATATTTCTATTGTTGGATTTTTTGGTAAAAATAAATGCTCTAATTTACCTGTCGTTTGCCAATTTATATTTTCAATATCTTCCGTTTTATCTTTCATATATTCAAAAAATAATTTAAATTCCAATTTATTATCATTATCGCAAAATTTTTGTTTAAATATTTCATATTTTTGACTTTTTGTTAGATGGTTCAAACTTAAAATTGTATTATCTATTTCTTTTTTCTTTTCTTTTTCTGTATTTTCATATTTTTCTTTTTTATTTAAATATTCTTTTTCTAAATTTTTTTTTAGTGATTCATATTCTAAACTTATTGCCAATAATTTTTGATTTTTTGTATTTTCAACTATAATTTTATCTTTTTCTAAAATTTTTTGTTTATTTTTTATATGATGTTCTGTTAAAATAAATAATTCTTCTTTTTCTATTACCATATCACCGTTTGTATCTAATTTATCATATAAATATAATATTTGTTTAAATTTTTCTTTATCATATCCTTCAGGACATACAAGTTGCACTGTGTTTTTATTTGATTTTGATATTCCACTTCCCATATTTAATTTATTTTATTATTTATAAATTATAAAATAAACGAATCATTAATGAACAAAACTTACCATTATATATCTTGTTCCACTTGTTATAGGTAATCCTTCGTGATAATGTGTTAATCTACCAGGATGTAATATCGCATAACCTTTTTTTCCTCGAACTGTGGTTTCTTGTTTTACATATCTTGTTCCACCTCCTTCAAAATCCACATCCGGTGTATTTAAAGTTATACTTAAACTATATGCTGATGAATCATGATGTCTATTTAATTTTATTTGACCTTCCATATCATATTTAACAACAAATGCTATATTTAAACCATTCGTTTTAAATGGCGAATATAATTCACTTACTACATGCGATATATATGTAAAAATTATTTGTTCCCATTGTTTTCTAAATCCTATTTGAGACATATGGATATCTACCGTTGGAACATTTTCCACATTATTTATTCTTTTATCCTTTACTTCACTATTACCACCAGCTGACCAAGCATTTATATTATTTATTTCATCTATTAAATGATCACAAAATAACTCATTTACAAATGGAAATTCAAATACCCACCCACAAGGTTCCTTGTAAGATAACTTTTTCCAATTATCAATTATTTTATAAAAATCTGGATGTAAATATTTTTTTGCCCAAGCATTTTTATCTGTTTCAAATAAATAAAACTCTTTATGAATCGCATTTTTTGGTATTTCATCTTTTAAACCATCCGTAAGATAACCATAATCTTCCATATTTTCCAAATATAAAAATATATTATTTTTTCTACAATTATCATTAAATTTCATATCATCATTAAAATATGAATTTGTATTATTTGTATAAAAATTTTGAACTTCTTTTATTACATTTCTTCTTATTAAAATATTTCCTGATATATGTGGTACATTCCAACAACCTCTCATTTTGTTTGATGCTATATCTACATAATCATCACTGTTTTTATACCAACCATTATCATCAAGTGCTCCCCAAAAATTACTAAATAAATCTTTTTTTGATATCAATGGCGCTATTATATCTTTATTTTGTAATATTAAATTTATTAATGTGTTTTTATTTGTTAATACTAATTTTGTATTAATTATCCATATATAATCTATATCCCCCAATTCTAATCCTCTTTTCAATACTTCATTTCGTGTTAATTTATTTGTATCTCGAATATATCTCATATTTGGTGCTATTTTTTTTAATTCATTTAAATTTTCATATACCATTTTTTCTACTATTTCACTATTTGGTGTTACTTCTTCAATATAAAAATAAATACTAATATTATCTTTTATATCACACTTATTTAAAATATTTTTTTTATTATATCCCCACGTTTCTGTCCAATTTTTAATTAAATAATTTTCTAATCTATTTAAAAATAATTTACGACTCGGAGGACCATTACCATGTATTTGACAAGGTTCTGTTCCCGTTATTCTATTAAATATTCTTGATTTTGATTTATTGATACTTACTTCATTTTCACCATCATTTAAACATTGAAATATTTCGCAATTATAATCTAATTTTATATGATTTTTTCCAAAATCACTAAAAAAAACATTTGTATAATATCTTTGATCATCTTCATAATCTTCAATATCTCTTAGTATATACTTTATTGCTTTAACCGGACCTATAAAACCTCCTGAATTTAAATATATATTTTTTCTATTTTTTTGTTTAGGATATAAACTTGCTCTTTCTTTATCCGGCCAACAAGATGACTCCGCAGCAAATACTAATGTTGAATCCATCTTTTTATATTTACTCAATATTTCTTCACTATTTGCTGTCATAATTACATCATAACTGTCTGTTACCAATACTATTTGTTCTCCATTCATATCTTTTATTCTTTTCTTTAATATATTTACTTTTTGACCACCACCTGGACCCTTTGCCATATTACCACCATTCCACTTTTTACCCAAACCCATTATTTCATGTTTTAAACCATAAACCTTACAAGATTTTATAAATCGTTTCAAACCATCATTCATATCTGTTCCTGTTGCCAATACCAATAAATCTTCAGAATATGTTTCTACCTCTTTTGTATTTTCTGTTTCACTTGCTTTAAATGCATCTTCTTCCGGTTGAATAATTAAATCTTTTAATGATAATATTTTAAAATTTTCATTTATTGAAAAATATTTATAATAATTTTCATGAGGTGATGACTTACCTAATATTGGTATTATTTCATCTATTGGAATTATTCTTTTCAAAATATTTGAATCTAATATCTTTTTCATACCTGTTTTATTAATAATATAACCACAACACCAATAACTATAACCCGCTTCAACTATTTTTTCGTCTATCTCTTTATCTTTGTCATCCATTGATTTTCTACTCAAATAACATAAATCCCATTTCTCGTATTTATTTAACCTCTCAAATAATATTTCTAATCTTTTTTCAAAATTATCTTTTAATAATACATCATCTTCCAAAATTATTGCATTATCTATATTTTCCATAAGACATCTTTTATATATATTACAATGTGATAAAGTGCAACCTACTTCACCCCATGTTATATTTCTTCCTGACCAAGGATCTCTCCATTCTTTTAATATATTACAATCCATCTTTTTTAATTTCTCTATATTTAAATCTCTACCATCCACTGCTTCTATCATACTGAAATCTATTCCTTTTAATCTCTCTTTCATTTTTTCTTTCTTCTTTAAACATCTTTTTAAATTTATTACAAAAATACGATTATTCATTATATTATATTATTATTTATTTCTTTATTTTAATATTTATTTGTTTTAATAATGATTTTTTTATTGTTGCTTTTAACTTTTTTTGTTGTTTTAAACTTAATAATATATTTGCTACTTCTATATCACACATTTTTTCTTTATAAATTATACGACCTGACCTTAATCTCATTTAATTTATTATATTGTCATTTTTTTAAGTGCTCTTTTTTTAGTTCCTTTTTATAATTACATTCTCTGTTGGAATTCCACTCATTTGTATTTATTTAAATATCTATTTTTTATAAAATTAGATATTTAATTAACAAATTTCACCCCACCTTTTTGTAAAATTCTCATGACGGCACATTTCTTTTACAATTCTTAATGAATTTTCAGCATCTGGCAATAGCTTGTTTAAATCTGATATTACCTCATTTATTTCTGTTGCTGTATGTGCTGTATATCCTGTAATTATAAATAAAACTACCATACTTACTATCGATGCTGCCGATGCTACATAGAAATAACGATAATTTTGTGAAGAAGTCCCTACTAACGGTGTGTCCATATGTTTAATACGAATGTGTTCTGTTTATATTCTTTATATTACTTATTTTATTGGGATTCTAATGCTGTTATTCTTGATATTAAATCTGCTACTGTTGTTTCCAACGATGTCACTTTATTTTTCAATGTTACTATTTCCGCTTCTGCTGCCGCCAATTTTGTTTTTTCTTCTTGTTGTATTTTATCTATTTCCTGTGTGGCTGAGAAATTTAAAGCAAATAACTTATCCTTGAATAAATAGTGAAAATCATTTACTTCTTTTCCTTCAACATTTATAATATTATATTTTCCTGAAAAAGCATATTCATTATTTTTATCGTAAATAAATACACCACTGCCGTCACAGATAGCTAAAGATTTTTCATGGTTGTCTTCAAATTTATCATACATGTTAAATTCATAAACATCACCTTTTGAACAACTTATATCCGTATATAATTTGTAATAAATCGTATTTGAAGAAGTATCATATTCTAATTCTTCCCACGAAAAATTATTTAATATTCTCCGTTCACTCGGTATTACTCTTCTTTCACTATCTGATACAGCAATAGGAAATACTTCATTTACTTCTTGTGCTATAAACCCTATCGTTTGATGAGGTGTTTCTTTATTTAAACTATCATCAATATAATTATAATAACGTACAGGTATATTCCTCAATAAATCAAGTGATAAATCATCCGGAACATCTGTAATATCTTTTTTTATACGTCTGTCACTGGAATTGGCATGCCCGGAGGAAAAATAAACATAACTGTTACTACCATTAAAAATCATGACATTCGATCTGTTACCATTACTTGCTCGATGTTGAAAATAACAGTAATGTCCATTAATGGAGCCTTCGCGTTGGCAATGCCAACCATGCATATATTCACCGTTGTGGTAGTTATACTTCAGTATATAACGACCATTCCCAGCACCATGATATATTTGATACGTGTCTCTGAATGTTGAAGAAAAGATGCTTGGAGTCGTTCTTTTATAATAAAACTGTGGCTCTCCATCTTTTTGAATTCCCATACTACCATTAACACCTAAAGTGTAACTGGGCGAATTTGTGCCGATGCCCACGTTGCCGTCATGATTAATTCTCATCCTTTCACCAATACTTGCATTTTTTGATGTATGAAAAAGCAATGCGTTGTTTCCTTCTCCCGCCGCAGTGCCATGGCTGTCTCCGCCAGTTGGTGCCATTACTGCTGATATCCTTGCTATATTTGTATAATCATCGGTTTCATTAGCCATTTTAAAATCAATAGATAATGGATTCCAATCATAAGCATCGCAATCATCACTTGGATTGCTTTGAATTAATAACATTGTTTTATTTGCTGTGCTTCCATCTGTATCTTCATATATATGTAAAAGAGCTTCGGGCGAACTTGTGCCGATGCCCACATAGCCATCCGCCCTGACTGTTATAATAGCCCCATTAGTATAACTTGAATTAGTTATAGTAGAATCCCCTGTGTAACCAATATATAAATGTCTATCGCTTATACTGGGACCATATGTTTCCCCTGCTACATATAAAGTTCTATTAAAAACACCATTACTTAACATAAGACCATACATTTCGTCGCCAAAATTTGTATTATGTTGTGTAATTTTAATACTACCTTGCTTTATTTCTAATTTTTCAGAGGGAGAATCCGTGCCGATGCCTACGTTGCCTACAGAATTTATTACCATTCTTGGAGTGTCTGGGCTACCATCATAATCTGCTGTAAAACATAAATTACCATGATTCCCAGCCTCACCACTTCCAACATCGCTGTAAAGAAGCGGTTGCCAATATATTCGAGCGACTTTGCTGAGATTCCGCGTCCAAACGTTCGTGGCGCGCGAATTTAAATCACTTTTAAATGTTATGCCGCTTTCTATAGCATCAGCTACTGATACGGATCCTGCCGTCGCTGGAACAGTAGGAAACGAATGTCCAATAACT